TAAAGCTGATGAGTTGTGCAAGTGTAAAAGATATTATCAACGAATTGCGGGAAGTTATCAACAAGTTTTTGCTATGAGAGGTGATACAGACAGATATTATATTTGTGTACCATTAGAATGTGAAATGAGAACAACACCAACATTGAGTATGGTGAAAACCACAAACTTTGATTACGGAATTGTATTATCCGATTATACCGCTCTAGTAGCAAACCAAATGACGCTTACATTTAATCAAATTGAAAGTTATTACATGTTCGGTAATTTATTTACTGTTAGAATTCCTCTTAGTACAGTAACAATGAAAAATGCTCCTATTCTTGCGCACAAAGTTAATACTTGGGTGTTTGATGCGGAATTATACGATACTACTACAAATGACGCAAAGGCTGTTAGTGTACAATAAAATTTAAGGGTTAATAGATTAATTTCTATTAGCCCTTTTTTTGACTTTTTATTTTATTGCTGATATGTAATGTGTCTTGCCCATGTCTTTTATCCATGTGCTTATTTTTAATATCTCTCCAAAAGAATCACTATTGGTACGCCTACATGGGTCGGTGTCTACATTGGTGTTTAAATTGAACGCATTATAAGCCATATCCATTGGTTTTACTACAATTGCTTTAGATGTATTATTTTTCTTTTTTATTATTCTTTCTTGTATTAGCTTGTCCATGATAGGCTTAAATTTTCTATAGTAACCAATATTATATCCTTTAGATTTAATTATTTCATATAGCTCTTTGTAATGAAATTCTTTTAACTTGTACATTTCATCTATTGTTTCTTTTATATATTGTATTTTTCTATCTACTTCTACTATTGCATTAGGATTTACAACGGCATTCAGGTTTCCTTTCATATTTATCACCATTCCTTTTTTATAATATACATTGATCTTTTTTATAAGTATTTGAGCCTGTTCTCTTGTTATATTGTCACTTGCTATTATGTTGTCAAAAATACTTAAAGCTTTATTTAAGTTGTCTTTAACTCCTTTTGTTTCTTTAGATAAGTTCTTTTGCAATTCTATTTGACTCTTAAGATTTTTTGCCGCAATCATTTTTTCATTAATCATTTCTTGATAGGTTTCTTCAATCATATCCGACATATCAGGTGATTTTATCATTTCTCTAGTCTTTTGACTTATCAAAGATTTAACTTCACTATTAAGTTGATTGAGTCTTTTCTCTAATGCTTCTAATGTTTCAATGGATTGTGAGCTACGAGATTGTTTTAGCTCACTCTTTATTTTTGAATCAAGATGTTTTATCTCATTAGCTAAATTGCTTCTACAAGCCCCTAAATAGACTTGTACAGCTCGATTTAAGTCCTTCTGGTATACTTTATTGTTATTGCAAAACTTAGCCCCATAAAGGTGATATGTACGACATATGTAGTATGTCTCTGACTGATTAGATGTTACTGGACTCATGGTTCGTCCACAATCGCCACAGAATAGCATACCTGTATATGTAGACTTATTCTTTCTAATTCCTTTGTAAGAATTTTTAGATCTTTCAGCTCTTATTTCTTGAACCAAATTAAATGTCCCTCTATCTATAATAGCTTCATGATGGTTTTCAAATACATAATTATCACTCTTATCTTTAAATATTTTCTTGCCTTTTATTCCTTTTGTCATTGTTTTATTTGTTATAAGGGTCCCGATGTAAAATTCATTAGACAATATTCTTCTTATAATAACTGGAGACCAATTAGGACTCTCTTTGTTTGACTCTAATCCTGCTTCTTGTCTATGTATATTTTGCATTTGAGTGGGCGTTGGTATCCCTTCTATTTGAAATATCTTTGCTATTTTATTTGAACCATATCCCTTTATATACATATCAAATATTCTTTTAACATATTGTGATGATTCAGGATCAATATAAAATGTTTTCTTTTTAAGAAAATCTCTCTTATAGCCATATGGTATTGTGCCTATCCACTCTCCTGACTTTTGTAGAGTTGATATTGTAGCTCTTACTTTTCTACTTGTATCTTTTACATACTTTTCATTAAACCATGTCTTAATACCTAACATATCATCATCGTGAAGATTATCATAATTGTCGCTTACTCCTATTAGATGAGCATTAAGCTTTGTCATGTTCTCTACAAATAAAAGAGTTTTTGCATTATGTCTACCAATACGAGAAATATCTTTTACTAATACTGTGCTTATCAATCCATCTTCTAGTTCTCTTTTAAGCTTATTAAACGCTGGTCGGTCAAACGAGTAACCACTCCAGCCATCATCTATCATTGTTTCATCAATTTTTATGTGATGATTTTTTGCATAGTCATTGATTATTTTTCTTTGATTAGTAACCGATACTGACTCATCATTTCCATCATCACGAGACAGTCTTATGTATGCTACAGTTTTCATTTTAATACCTCCGTGTATCTATTTTTAGATTTACCTTAAGTGTATATTATGTCCATTAAAAAATCAAATTGGATATTCTGTTTTAATTAGGTTCTTTAATGTATATAATATATCTTCATCTCCAGTTATAAATGCAACAGTAAAATATTCTTCATCAAATTCTACTTCATCATTGTCTTTAAACATATATTTAACCATTTCATCACCTCATAATAAAAAGGGACTTTTACATCCCTTTAATTTACTTTACCACCTATTCCCTATAGCATTAGGATTTATCATGTAAGACATTTTTGCTTCAGCTACATCTAATTTCTTCTTAGTTTTTGATAATTCATTTTTTAATTCTTTATTTTCTTTCCATAGAGAGATTAATTTACAATTCTTTTCAACTGCACATTTATGTTTAAAATCATATTCGGTGCATAAAGAACATACTTCTTTTTTCAACATAATATTTTCCTCTTTAATTTTAATTAGTCTAAATAATACTTCTTGACGTAAAACAATAAATCTTCAATATCATTCCATATAACATCGCACATTTCTTCTTGCCAAGGATGAATTTCTTCTCCCGTTGGATTATAACCAATGATAGGAATGTCATGTTCATAAGCTGTTGTAATTTCCGACATTGTTCCTAAGCTCTTATGATTTGTTAAATTAACAATAACTAAATCACTTTGTCTTGTTCTTCTCAATTCATATCTCATAATTTCTTTTTCAGATTGATATGGAGATTCATAGTTGTAATAATCACAAGGACTAAAGACTTTACATCTTTTATGACCGCCGTAAATATCGCCTTCAAGATCTTTCTTAATGTAATCTCTCCATTCTTTGGCTTCTTCTAAAGAAATATTAGACATATTACCTGATAAATAAATATTAAACATCTCTTTTATCATCCTTTGTGTCACTTTCTTCTGGAAGTGCGAAATTTGGGAATTTACTAATAAGATTACCAGCCTTATTTTTAACTTCAATTCCCGATTCGGTAATTGTAACAAAGTTAGTTTCTTCTTCTAACTTTTCAATTAAATAATCAATATACCATTTAGCTTTTTCTAAATCTTGTTTACCATTTTTCTTTTTCCAGCGCCACAAATATTTGATTGCATTAGCAGTACACACTGCCTCTACACCTTGTAATTCCTCTGTAGCAGCTTCAATAGCTTGAATGCATTCAATTCCATTACTTGATTGATAATGAGTTGGATGGGCTACCATTTTATCTTTTGATTCCATTTTCAATTCTCCTTTTTTTAATAATCTGTATACTTCTTAAAGTTTTCTAAACAATCTTCGCAATAACATTTGCCATCAAATTCATAATAATGATCATCAATAATTTGACCACATTCATCACATCTTAACTTGCCAAAAGCTGAAAACGAACAGTTTTTGTTGTAACATTCATCTTCAACACATTCTTTTTGGTTATCATAAATACACTGGTTAGTCATTATTTGTTACCTTTCTTATAAATTAATAAAGTTCCATCTTTATTGTATAAAGGCGTAATAGTTACTCCTAACAACTCATTATTGTATTCAGTGATCATATATTCTACTTTCGTCTTTTTATCATAAAGTATATGATAGTCTAAAAAAGCCAAACTTCCTTCTTCAATTTCTATAAATCTATCATCGTTATATTCGGGATAGGCTTGTACACTTGGCTGTTTGTTAAATAATAATGTTACACTTAAAATCGTTAATAAGATTAATGTAATAATAATTGGTTTTGATTTGATTTTACCCATCATTTTTCCTCCTTTGAATTACATGCCAGATAAACGTAAGGTGCAAATAATAAGTTGTATAGAATTTATAACCAATATAATTAAGAATAATATTACAATAATAATTGTTTTTTTAGAATGTGTTGCTTTAAATTCTTTCTCAGCATGCTTTTCATATAATTCTTTTTCTTCTTCAGTCATATTATTTAACTCCAGTTGAACCAGTACCACCAGTACGTTCATTGTCAGTATTACCGTTGTCAGCTTTTAAGAATGGTACGAATACGCCTTGCATAATACGTTCACCAGCTTTTAAAGTGATATCTTTATCAGTTTCATTTCTTAATGCTAAATGGATATTACCATCATTGGATTTATTGGAATAAAAATCTCGATCAATTACCCCAGTCCCATTGCTTAAAACTAATCCTTTTTTAATACCAATTGAGCTACGAACATAAAGTAATAATACTTCGCCTTCTTGCATATATGCTTTGACATCTGTAGGGATCATACCTGATGTTTCATGTGCAGGAATTGTTACATCTTCAGGTAAATAGAAATCATAACCCGCTGAATGTTTTGTACATCTTTGTGGAAGAATAATCTTCCCCTTTGTTTTTCTCATGTCATCTCTAACTACTTCAAAACCTCTTAATTTCATCTTTTGTTTCTCCTTTTTATAATTTAACATCTTCACAAATTTGATCATCAAATAGTGATTGATACTCTCTTAACTCTCTTTTAAATGCTTCAGATTTGTTATATCTGCAAGACTTAACCTCTGGGCATAACCCTCCTCTATACACGCATTCTTTAACACATAACTTAAATAGCTCAGGCTCATATTCTTTTAACTTATCTAAGAATTTATTCCAGACTGTTCTAGTAGTAATAGATGCACAATGACAACATCTTTTTCTAGAAATATAAATACAAGCATCAAAGTTAATCCAATAAAGCCCATCTTGTAGTGTATTTCTGTTAGGCACAATATTGTATTTAGCTCTATCATCTCTCAAACTACGAATTTCAGGAACAACGCCGTTATGATGTCTGGTCAAGTGGCCGTGGACATGTTGGGGGGTTTTGTTAATTTCTACTATAATATAACCATATCTAATAGGACTATGTTGCGATCTTAAGATTTTATTCTTCCATTCACTGGTTGGATATTCATTTCCTTTTTTAGGTTTTAAACCCATTGTAAATAAAGCAGCCTTTTTGATTACTTCCCAATTATCAATATAATTAATAATATTAATTTCTACTTTACTTAAATCAGGTTTATTAGTTTCTTCTAAATATTTAAGAAATGCATCAATTTCTTCTGGTGTATTAATAATGTTAGTCATTTCCTTCCTCCTTTTATAAAAGATTAACAATATAAACTCCAAAGATACAAAGTATTAACAATCCTAATATGCCAATAATATTTATTAATTCTTTAATTTGTTTTTTTAGATTGTCTATCTCATTGTTCAAATCCTTTATTTTTTGATATTCAATTTTGTCAATTCTTTTATTGGCATCAAAGATGCTAGCTTCTGAGTCACATTGTTTCTTTGATATTTCTTCTATTGTCTTATTGAATTCTTTCTCTTCAATGTATTTATTTTGAAGAATACCGCTTTGTCCTTTTACAACAACACTACTCATTTTTATCACCATTATTTTTTGCTAATTCAATAAATTTTTCTTCTTTCCCTTTAATAATAGCTTTTAATGAAGCCTTACCTGCTACATCAGTTTCTACAAACTCAAATTGAGCATATAGATTTAGCAACTCCATCAATAAATCTTTTTTCTTCTGTAAATCTTTCATTTTTTAACTCCTTTAATTTTGACTAGTTAATATAATATTTTCTTTGATATACTCATAGATAATATTATCTACTTGATTAATTATGTCTTGATTAATTTCAAATTTATTTTCTTTTAAATAATTATCAATTAATTCTTTAGCGCTACTCACTTTTTTATTAGCTAATGATATAGCTATATTACAATCGATATGATCTGTTTTATGCAAAATAAGAATAGCTCTTATACTTGGTGGAAGTACCAAACAATCTTTATATGTTTTACCGTCCTTAATCATATCTTCAACAATATAATGTAATCTCAAAATATGATGAAGTTGTTTATTTGCATAGCCGTATTTTTCAATTTCTTCAGCTTGAGTCGGATAAGGATGCGTCAAAGCTTTTTGCTTTTCATACATCATCCCTTTTAAAGCTTTAAAGAAACGTGTTTGATCTATTTTATCAATATCATTACTCATTTGTTGTAATTTAGTGAGCAATTTCATTTCATTAAGACCAGTCATTAGATAATAGTTTGAATGTAATAGTTCAAGAAATGCTAGATTTTGTTTATATAATAGATCTTTAAATAGTCTAATATCTCTGACACAGATATGTGAATTATCATCCATAACATATGTTGTAGAAATCATTTTATTTCCTCTAATAATATCATCTAAGCTTGGACAAACAGCCACTTCTACATCAACATCACTTTGATAGTCTTTAGTAAATACCATCATATCATAATTCATAGAACCTTTAGCAACCATAAAAATAATATTTAATTCAGGATGGTTAGTTTCCAACCAATCCACCTTATTCATCATATCATTATAAATATAAGTTGTAATTTCTGTTTGTATCTTTAAATTTTCATCCATGTTAAATTTCCTCTAATACTAATTCGGTCTTAGTCACTTCTTGCTCTTTATAAATGCCCACAATATCTAAAACTGAATCAACAATATCTACATTAGCAACAACTAAAGATTGGACTAAATCATCTAAATATTTGTTCATAATCTTGATTGATTTTAAAACAGTACCATCAGAACCATCGCTCAATCTAACTTTAGTGTTAGGTTCCAATCTCTTATCACTGTCAATTTTAGCGATAATAACAGAGTCGATATCATCATCATCTTTACAGATACATACAGTACTTACTTTTACTTTGTTAAAGATAACTTGGCCATTCTTTTTTGTGAACACTCTATAAAAGTCATCATTCACGAATTCACAACCCTTATGAGCTTGAAGTTGTTCTGCGGAGTTTTCTTCAACTAATTCAATTTCATCTTCTCTACAATAAACCTCTCTATCTCCGCATTTTATGTTGATAGGATAGTACTTATATTCTGATGCGACACCAATAACCTCACAGATTTCTCCTTCTTTAATATAATTATCTACACGCTCATTACTATCAATTGATTTTATAGCTCTTACTTTATCTCCCACTTTAAATTTCATCTTTTGTTTCCTCCAAAAATCTATCTCTTAATTTTAAGAAATTAAAATCATCTTTTAGTTTATATTTATTTCTTGAATTACTTGTATCTTCTTCTAAATAATCCATTCTTACTTCTTTTAAGAAACCGTAAAAGTAATTTGATTGAGCATCAAATAATGCTCCGGTTTTATTGCCCGGAAGATTTCCGTTTCGAATTACTGTTTGAGCAATACTTCTTAAATGTTTCCAATAAGTATAATAGTAAAGTTTAAATTTAACCATAAACTTATTTGCATCTTCAACTACGAAACCTTCAATATTTCTACCGTTATAAGTATATTCTTCATCGTTAATTTCTAAATACCAAGAATAAAACTCTTCCCAAGAATTAAATATGAATGCTTTTTCTTTAACTGTAAAACCAAAACTATTAGCAGCGATATATAAATCATCATAAGAAATATGATTAAATTTTAATGTATTATCAACAATATCTAATAAAAACAAATACTTATCATCATAACTGATAATATGTGGATCATTTTCATTATCTACACATTCAATTAGAATTGTTTTATCATGCTCTTTTAAATAGTTGTAGATACTTTGCTTTTCTTCTGCTGTAGTTCTTTCATTGAATAAATTAATAAATACATTAATTGTATCCCCCTTTTGAGCATAGCTATCAATTACTGATTTTGTACTAAACATCAATCTATCTTCTTCTTTGTTATAGGAAATCATTCCAAGAAATCCGTTTTCTTTAACATATGCAGTAACTGGGAATTTAAGCTTGTATTTTAAATTCATAATTTTTGTATCTTCTGTCTGGTTGCAATTGAAAAACTTGTCAAACCCACGAGCTATAACCTTGTCATCTTTGGTGTTAATGAATAAACCCCTAGCCTTTACTGTTTGTTCATTCCAAATCCCTTTATAAAATGCATCCCTAGTAAAGTTAAAAGAAGAAATATCTCCTTGTTGTTTTTCCTTGATATGAGCATTATGTCTTAATAAATTAACAGCCTGTTCAATATTTTCATCAGATAATTCAACATCGCATAATTTTGATGAGTCGATAACTGGCTCCTTATCAACATTGTATACATTATTTTTAATTTCATGAATTTCAAAACCGTTTTTATCAAGAGTTAAAACTCTTAAGTATCCACCCTTTTCAACCGCTCCTTCAAGATTAAAGCATCTTTCATTAACTCGAACAGGCAATTCTTCAATATTTCTATGTCCACTTACTTGATAAACATCATTATCGGTGTTATTAATAAATGATGTGGCAACTTTTGAATATTCTTCATATTTACCTACACCTCTAATTAATTGTTCAGAAGAAATAAAAATAGGATTTTTCTTTAAGCCGCTAACTCCTCCATGACAACAGAATACAGTTTTATCTTCATAGGTAAAATAACAAATTTGTCCTAACCTTCTACAAAATTGTCTTAATTCAGATTTTTTTAATTCACCTTCGCCAACAGCTTTGTTCAACTCATGAAGAGTATGCTCTTTGAAGTATTTAGTATAATCATCTATGTTAGAACTAAATTTTCTTAAATTTTCTTCATGATTACCTTCTAATAAGATGACATTTGGTCTTTGATAAATAGATAGTAAAAATTGCAACACTTCGACATTTTCGATTCCTCTATCAATATAATCACCTAAAAAGATATAACACTCATCATCTTTTAGCCCGTCTTTCAAATATTCTTGTAACACTGTATTGCAACCATGAATATCTGATAAGAAATGAATTTTTTTATATTCGCTTAAATCCATAGGTCTGTATAATATTTTATGCAATTCATCAGGCTTTAACACAGTCAATCCTGATGGGATTTTTTGTGTTACAAATCGTGCATACATTTTATCAATTGCAATATCAGGAACTTGTTTGAAAATTGGTCTTAATTTATTTCTTCTTTTACATTCTTCAATTGGAAGATCTGTCATATCAATGATGTAAATTCTATATCTATATTTATCGGCAAGCTCTTTATATCTTGCCATTTCAGATGTTTTAGAATTTGTAGCATCAATAACAGTGAAGTCCCCTCTCGACATACGTTTTTCTAACATTTGAAATAATAAAGACCAAACTTCTTTTTCTTTGTTGACGTGAATGACTTCTTGTCCATCAACCCCCAACACTGGAGCTTGTAACTGAAGTCTAATTTCATCAGCACTTAAAGCATATTGCTTTAAATCATGTTCTTGAATATACGTTGATTTTCCTGCTCCGGGAGCAGCACGTAATAACAATAAAACTCTCATCTTTTGTTTCTCCTTATTCTATAGTGTTTTACTACAATATAACTATATCATTTATAACATATAAAATCAACATAAACTTTAATTTTAATCAGTTAAATTATGAAATCTATCATCAGCATCGCCAGCTGCTTTACATAAAGACCAAACGATAAAGTCAATTCCTAGCATTACTCCAATAACTACAATAAATGTTATCATATCTAACACCTCTCTTTCTCAATATAAAAAAATATTATCACAAGACTATTGATAAGTCAAGTAATAATGTTAATTTTAATTAGTCTGGATATCTCTTATACCAATCTTCTAAATGCTCCTGATCTTCTTTTGTCCATCCAATGCTTTTATTTAGCGTCATATTTACCGCTAGAAGTTGATTTTCAATCCATAGGATAAATGTTACCACAATCCAAAACCATTTTCCAAAGCCAAAAATAAGCCCTACAATGAATATAATTAATACCAACCAATTTAATACTGTACTCTTTGAGATGGCGAATAATAATCTTTTGACATATTTCATTATGTCACCTTCTTTCTTAACGTATATTTCCTTCTAAATCTCTGATTTAATTTATATACAGCAACAACATTCCTTTTCGTTGTTCCATATTCTTCGGCAATCTCTGTAGATGTTCCTGTAAATAATACTTCGCCAAAACTATTTAATACTTCATATGTTACTTTTGTCCCTCGATCATTTTTAAAACCCATAGATCTTCTTAAATTATAGAATCTATCACGTCCCATCACGCCACCGCATTTAATAAATTCTTTATATGATGGTGCTCTAAAATTCTCATAAATGAAATCATTAATAATAGTTTTGCTTTTATTTAGCGATTGTAAATTCATATAATTCCACCACGTTTTCAGCTAAACAAGCTGTTGTCAATAGGCCAACTCCACCAATATTTTTAGTAATATATTCAGCTTTATCTTTACAAGTAGCAAAATCAACATCTCCGGTTAATTTGCCAGTTTCAGGATTAACCGACAATCCAACGTTAATTACAACTGCTCCTTCTTTAATATGATTAGCTGTAATTAAATGTGGTTTGCCTACACAAGAAATTACTACATCACATTTACTACTAATAGATGCTAAATCTTCAGTACGACTATGACAAACTGTTACAGTTGCATCTTCATCTAACATCATTTGTACTAATGGTTTTGCACAAGTTTTACCACGCCCAATGATACATACATGTTTGCCTTCTAGATCATAATTAATTTCATCAAAGATTTTCATAACGCCTTTAGCAGTTGCCGGTTCAACTAAAGCATCTTTATTAAATCCATCTACGTCACGTTCAGGACAGCAATAATAATCATTAATAACTTCCCATGTCACATCATTATCAACTTGTTCATTAATTGGCAATTGCACAATAACTGGATTATTAGCATTAGCCAATTGCAATAATTTGTTATATTCCGTATCTTTATTGAATGGAATTTCTTTAAATTCAATCCCAACTTCTTCACAAACTTTACGTTTGTTTCTAACATAAGCCTTTGATGGTTCATCATCGGGATTTGTTAAAACTGTTAACTTTGGATAAACTCCTTTCTCTTTTAATTTATTTACTCTTTCTTTTGCATCATCTTTAATTTTTTGAGATAATGCTTCGCAATCAATAATTTTACCCATAGGCTACTACTCCTTCTAATTTTCCTGTAATGCCACCATAGTATAATTCAAATCTATTTTCTTGTTTAATATTTGGATATTTCTTTTTATCTACTTTTGAAAGAAACATTTCCATTGGTCTTGCAAATACTTGTCCATATTCAACATCTAACCCATATTTTTTACCGTCATATAAAGCTTTGTATACTGCTAATTTTTCGCCAGTTTCAGTATGAGTAACATTAATCGCTAATATTTGATATAAATATAGATTATCTTGTTTTTGTTCTTCGGTTAAAGTTTCATACTTGAAATGTTTAATAAATCTACCTTCAACCAAGTTTCTATCAATATTTAAATTTACCATATCTCCTATTCCACCACAATCTTGATTTTATAACCAAGCTCCCTTTCAATTTGTTCTTTAGTCATTTCGACTAATTTTCTTTCCCACAATAGAGGTCTATATTTTGAATCATATAACGATACAACATCATCATAGGCATCTGAACAATATGGTAGTCCGTATACTTTCACGATATCTCGTTCTTTATGTTCCCTATCTCTATAAATATCATAATGATATTGACATAGAGCAATACCTTTACCAGTAATAACATTTACAAGGATTTTAGAAAACCTTCCTTGATCGTGTCTCAAACATAAATATTGGCTACCATCTTGTAATTCTACTAAATAGCCACTTTTAATATCATCAGGAATTTTTAATTCTTTCTTTTTCATTTTTTATTTTCTCCTTATTTTTATATATTTTTTCTTCTTGTTCATATTGTTGCCAAACAACACAAAAGAAAATAAATCCAAGAACAACAAAGAATACAATAATGATTAAAATATTAATTAATAAATCAATCATTAATTATCCACTCCAAAAATATATTTTTTAATATTATCTTTTCCTGCTTCAGCGAGAGCTTGTTTAGCTAATTCTTCAGTATCAAAATAGATAGCACCTTGATATGAACGAAAATCACCCCATAAAATATCTAACGCTTTGATATGATTAATACTAAAAAACCAGTTTTTATTATCAAATTTATATTCTCTTCTACCACCATGTTTAAGTAAAATTTCTTCAATTTTACGTCTTTCTACTTCAAATTCAGCTTCTTCTTTAGTTAAGAAGCAATTACCAAACTCTCTTCTCGCCAAATCAGCAGCAGAATGAAGCCAAGTCGTGTTATAAACATTCCCAAATTCATTAATATAGAAATACTCAATACCATTTTGTAAGTCCCATACTGTTTTAGGTTTGGGGTCTATTAAAATTTCTTTTAACTTTTCCTCATCCACTTCATACCCTCCATATCTGTCTAGTAATTCATTTAATTTAATTCTTTTTTCTTTGCTACAAAGTCCACATTTTTGGTTGCAAATATAATTCTTTATCATTAAGTAACTACAATCTTTTACTTCTTCTTCCCAATCGCTACAAGCTTTATTAAGTGCTTTCTCTAATTGCTCGTTTTCTTTGCGTTCTCCTTGAATAATTTTCATTTGATTTTTATGGATTGATCGAAGAAGTTTATTTTCTTTCTCTAATTTATTACAATATTCTTCTAAATCACCAATAGCATCAAATCCATTAGAATATCTTTGATAAAACTCATCATCACCTTTAGAATAATCTTTTAAGAATTCGTTGTTATCTTCTAGAATTTCTAACGCTGAAGCAAAATCATTCATCGTCTTCACCCCAATTAATAGCTTGACCACAATAAGGACAGAATTTTAAACCTTCATTCAAAGAGTCATCTACAGTTTGTCCGCAACTACAAATTCCAATGTTGTAACCATCATATTTTTTGATACGCATCATTTTAATCTTTTTAGGCGTTGCTTTATCAACTAGCTCTTGTAATAAATCATAAGATTTTAATCTCTCATCATATTCTTCTTCATCAATGCCACCTTCGTCGAAAGATTCTGCTAAATTACACTTCCAATCATCTGAAACGTAATCTAAAGCATCTTGATATTTATTTTGTTTTTGGTCTAAATATTGGTTCATAACACGATTCTCCTTTTTTTCTTTGTTTAAAATAACCACAATGTTTTGCTCTTAACTTTAAAAAGTGTTTAAAATATTTACGTTTAATTTGACATACATAATCTCTACTTTCTTCTCTAGAATGATAGTGGCTATATCTCCCGTGTGCACAATTTTTACAATGTTTATATTGCTCCTTTTTCTCTATCACCATTCTTCAACCCTCCAGTCAAGTGCTTGTCCGCATTCAGGGCAATATTTCATTCCTAATTGCACATCTCGTTTACATTTAGGACAAGCCCCTGTAATCCATTTTCCATAAAGAGAATTACCACCCTCACTTTCAATATTTTCATCTTTAATATTAAACGGTATTTTAGGTTTATTTCTTTCTTTTAGTTCTTTATAATCGATAAGCCATTGTAATAATTGCTTATGCTCTTTAACACATTCACAATTTCCTTTTGATTTTTCTTTACAATGTTTAATTGCTTCTTCTAATGTCATTCTATCCACCCTTTTTCTTCCATTTTCTTTTTAACCGCTGCAATAAATTTATCAAAATTAAAATCTTCATCTGGATAGAAGCATATTTCAACTTCATTTCTAAATTCAGGTTCATTATCATCATAGAAACGAGTTTTGTTGAATGAAACATATGTATATAATTTTTCATCATACATAATGTCATTAAAATCAGTTTTAGATTCTCGCAATCCTAATTCTTCAAACATTTCTTGTGCTAAGCTTACCACTTCATTCTCTTTAGCTTCTTCTTTGACTTCCAACCTTTTTTCAATATCACTCAAATATTGACCTAAATTACATAATGAATTGTAGATGTCAGGGAAATAGGCTGTGTCTATACCTAATCCCCTATCTATTTGTTCTTTTAAATTTTCAATCAACATTTGCCCATGTGTTTTCTCTTTCATTTTTCTCTCCTTTTAATGTCAATAAAATTAATCAAACAATATATTAATGTATAATTTTATCTAGTTTATTTATTCATCTTCAACCACCTTATAATTATCTAAGATGTCTTGAATTTTGTATGGTTCTTTATCTTCCCACTTGATGAATCGAAAACATTTATTAAAGATACTAATCGAATCATAATCACAGGCACCAGTATTATTCCAAAATCTAGATCGTTTGATGGGCTTTTTTATATAAACAATTAAACTATCGTCTTCATCCCTAGCAATATAGCTGTATTCTTTAGAAAAATATGTTAATAGCTCAAACTCTAGTCGAGTTAGCTTAACAGGCTCTTTATGTTCCTCATATAGAAATTTTGTTATATCTTTGCTGCAAGTAGTCTCATCGAATTTACATTTATCGCAGCTTATTGCGCTACATTCTATTGGTATATTGTCTTTTTTTATAGCAAAATGAGCAATCCCATGCTTTTTTATATCATCCTCGTAATATTCCCAATTTTTCATATTTTCACCTCTTCATCACTTGGCATTTGGAACACCATATCTTCATTTATTCTTGATTTAATAAAATTTTGAATCATATCAAGAACTTTTAAAGCTTTTTTATAAGTAGAATAAGTAGCCAATGGCTGATTATCTATAGTCAGAACATCAGAAACACCATCATTACCATCTTTTGTTTTAACATAAAATTCACTTGCCAAAACTAACCAATTTTCACTCTGTGATCTAATCCACACGCCCATAACATTCTCCTTTAATTTTAATCAGTTAATCAATAATAAGAGGTAGTTTATCTTAGCCTTCGTCACTACACGGTCAGGCTCTCATCTAAAACTACCCAAAAGATGAGTTTATTATAAGCTCGTAAGCTTATAGTGGCTATTTATAAGTCATATAACTTATAAACATTAGTTCGCACAGGTACGTTAACTCCTGCGCCGTTCTCCTATGAACTGCTTGCAGCTTTCCTGCAAGTTCTGCCCCAATCTCTATAAAGAGTGTCTATTGCGATTAAAGACTGTGGATGTCACGATTTCGACTTTTATAGGCAATTACAAGACTTAATTGTCTAGCAACCGGAAGTTGTAACGCCCCTTCCGTATCTTTACTTTACCATTTATTGTAATATAAGTCAAGTAAAATCAACTAAAAAAGCAGCTTAATAATAAGCTACCTTTTCAGAAAAAACATAAATTTAAAAACGCAAATTCATTTTATCATTTAAATTTATAATTGTCAACAGATGTTTTAATTTTAATTAGCCAAATTATTAGCTGCTTGTATATAATCGTCTATTCTATTGTTATGCTCAACATTAAATAAATCACTTTCAACTAATTGCTCAAATATAGCTTCTAAGACAGGCACACAAATACTATTTCCAGCCAATAAATATAATATTGTAGTTCCTATTCCCGAATCTCTTACTTTATAAAACTGCTCGTCACTAAACCCTTGAAGCCTCCAGCATTCTAATGGGGTTGGATATCTAAATACTTCTTCAGGCTTTATATCTCCAAAAATCTCTTGAAACTCTTTTAAAGAATATCCATATTTACTTTTTGAATTGGGAATGTTTTTATCTAATATATCTTTATAGAAGTTATTATCTTTAACAAATACAGAGCCATTCCATCTTTGTACTTTAGTTGTTAC